CCATGGAAAACACCTGCACCAGCCCAATTCAAGTTTTCCGCCATCCACACCTTGCCCCCGATATTCACAATCCGGTAAACTTTGCCATCTCTCAAATCGGTGAAATAATCAGGCTCTATGGGCGGCGAGGGCGTAAATTCCGAGCTTGCCCTTATGCACGGGTAAACATTCGCAATATTGTTCGCAGGCCTCATGTCAGGGATATTGAATGTGGTGCTGCCATCTCCGCTGCCAAATGTGGTTTCTATAAGTGCGAACAATTCATAGTAATCTTCTCTGCTAACCGCAGAACCGTTGCAATACAAACTGCCATTGGGCGGCTGCGATGTGGGCCACCAGAATATTTCCCCTATAAGCCCTCCGTTGCCTATTCCCCCAGCCTCTCTAAGCGTTGCCGGTGTTATTGCTTTTTGCGCATTCTCCCCCGCCAAAATTTCCTCTTTGGTTGCAAGCTGAACTATTCCGGGTTGCAGCAGTGTCGCCGGAGGTATCTGCGTAAGCGTGACCATCGTGCGGAAATTTATCGCAACCCCATCGCCAGGCGGCACAGCGAAAACAATCTTGTCCAATACGCCAAGCTCTACCGTGTAATCCGTATCCCATTGCTGCTCCACGCCGTCAAGAGTGACAAGAATGGAAGCGGAATTGTTGCTTTGGAGCCGCTGCGTAAGCCCCATAAATGTAAATTCAGTGGTAATGCCATCGCCCTCATAAGTTGCGGCCAAGGGCTTTCCCGTGTCTGTTATATTCTCTATCGTTCCCAGAATATCATTCAATTCCTGCAACCTAACGGCGTGAGACAACATAGCCGGTTTGCCAAAAGAAGCGCGGCCTAACTCATCACGCTCCACTATTTTGTTTGGCATTGCGTCAGGCGTGGAGCCGTGAACGCTCTGCGTTTTATCCGTATGCAGCAAAAACTCATCGCGCGTGAGCAAAGCTAGGCTTGTGTCAATGGTAAGATTAAATACATTAGTGTCCTGCACCTCCAGCACAAATTTCAGAATTGACGACATTGCCGAGCCTTCTTCAAGAATAGGCTTGTAAGTGCTGGGCCAGGAGGCAACCGCCAAAACACGGTGCTGCTCGTCTTTGAGCGAAATTTCCCTAATCCAGTGCCCCCCTACATCCTCCCGTATAAAACCCTGCACAATCAGCCAATATGGGTTAGTGGCATCTCTGCTCAACGAATTGGCCTCTATTTCNAGCCATTCGTTTTTCAAATTCTCCTGCCCGAACTCCGGCGTGTATTCTGCGCCGTTGCCATCCCCTATGCCCATGTATGTAATGACCACTGGGCTGCCGCCATCGTATGCGTTGAGGGCTTGCTGCTTTCCAAAAGGCGTGAACACCGCCTTGTATATCTGCTGAACTGTGTCGCTCATGCTGTCTCCTGTGTTGATGTTTCCGGGTAAACAATGCCCTTCAATGCCTGGTAATGCCCGCCGGATAGCCGCATAATTCTATTGCCGGTTATCTCAAGCGGGAATTTTGGGAACACGGTTTTCCATTCAGATAATGCGCCGCCAACTCCCATGTAAAACCCTAAATTCAAACTCGTCATAGCGTGTATGTTTCGCAAATGCGACCGCACATTTTTCAAATTCTCCACAAGCCGCAGCAAATCGGGATAGAAATTATCTTCCATTCCCCTGACGCTCGTGTCAACGTGCAAATCAAATTCGTAAGGCTCCAAATTTGTTCCATAATCCAAATTCTCCCACCATTCCACGATAACTATAGGCATCTTCATTATTTCCGCAACCGTTTCCAAGCTCCACCGTGTGCCTTTATACCAATGGACTTTAATTGCGTTTTTTATAAGCTCCCGTTTTTCCTCAATATTCTGCGAAAGGCTGAAACCCTCGTAATACTCAAGATGGAATTGCCACGCCAAATCATTCAGCGTTTGCTCGTCCAATTCGTCTATTCGGGAATATATCAGCAATGTTTTCGCGCGCTCGTTTGTTTTTTCAAACTCCTTGTCAAGGCAAGCAGCGGCGGCCCTGAATTTAGAGTCGTGCTTTATGCTGCCCGGAAGCAAGTCCGCAAACTTGAACTCATTCACTCTCTACCCCGCCAAAAATAATCCTGTCAGGATTCTCCGAAAATTTCGCAACGCTAGACCGGTCAAGCTCCGTAAATTCCAAGCCATCCAGCACCACTCGCCTAGCTCCTGCGCCTAAGCACAACTGAATGAGCCTCTGGGGAACAATGTCGCGGCCTGCGCGCTCAACTTGCCAAGCCTCGTAATCCCTTACGGATTGCTCAATAGCCTCGCTTATTTGCGCAAACGTTATGACTTGCGATTCCAAAATAAACCAAGTAATTGTATAATCCACAGGCTCCGCATTGATGGGATAAATAGTCACCATATCCGTAAGAGGCCGATGCTGCCGCTCATTCAATACTTCCGCAACCGCTTTTATTTCTTCTGCATCAGGTTCAGGTATTTTTCCGTTTTTCAAAAGAACAAATACGTTCACAGTGCCAGGAAGCGGAGAGAAAATAGACACATCAATTACATTTCCGTGGGCGGTCAACGCCCAATAAACATAAGACAATTCGGAGCCAGCAGTTGTGAAACCTTCCGGGCGCATCCTTATCCGGTTGCGCAAAGATTCATCATCCTCAACATCGGAGCCGCCATTTGTCTCTGTTATGTTTGAAACATCTGTTACGAATGCCACGGGGTCAACAATCCTGTTTATTTGCCCCTCTATCAATCCATTTCCCGCAATTCCGTATGTAAGGCAAGTGGCATTTATATCTGCATACAATTCGCCTGCGGATATAAGCACCAAGGCATCTGTTGCGAAGAAAATTCTCCCATCCGCAGTTGCCCGTGTTCCGGGCGGTATGGCGGTTGCTATTGCTCTTGGAGCTTGCAGCGAAAAACGCAACTCTGTTTTAGCCGGATAAGCATCAAGCCGCCAAACATCTAAAAATGCTCCAAGATGCTCAAGGAATGCGCCGTTTGCATAGCGGAGCAGGTTTTGCTTGTTGGTGTAATCGCTAATTGCGTTCTGCTGCGCTATAATTGCTCCAAGTGCGCTTAAAAATAAGCGAACCGGGTCGCCCGGAAACAGTGTTACATTCAATATCCCTTCGTATGTGGTGATTATTGATTCCGCAACAACTGCTGTGTCAACTTCCGCATACAAAACATCGGGCAAATCTTCCAACTGGCTCATAACAGCGCACCCTCCTTTATTCTCCCCATCACGCGCGGAATCAATTTGCCGTCACCCAATTCGCTGGGTTCAAGGGAAACGCTCGTCACCTCAAATCTCGGCTCATTTTTTTCAATTTGCGAAGCAACATCGGAAATAATCCGGGGCACGGCAATATTAACAGGCATATCTATTATTTTCGGGTCTATCCCGAAACCTCTATCCAAAAACACTTCGCCACGCCATGTGCCGAGTATTGTTTTGATGTTCTGCACAATCTCTCTCACGCCAGTTGCGCCTACCTCTATTTCTTCCATCGGTGTTCCTAAAATATCCATTTCCATAAATCACCTCGTAACCATTCGGGTTACCTTGTCTATTTTCGGTTCAAGTTTACGGGGTTGCGTTGGCGTTTTTTCTGCCGTTCCGGGCAATTTGTCAGGGCCGCCCTTTCCGGTGTCGCTGCGCCTCAACTCGTCCTCTCTCAATTTCATTGCCGCATTGACGGGCAAACTTTCAACAAACTCTTTCAATGTGATATTCACAGCCATAATTGCAGGCCGGCCTTTGTGCCAGTGCGTTTCCTCACCCTCAACGCTTCGCAGCGTGAAATAGCCTTCGCGCCGCCCGTGCAAAAAAATCAAATGCGCATTCCCGCTCTCCGTCATTCTTTTCAAAAGCTGGTATTCGGTTAGCGGCTCAATTCCCAATGCGCAATTGAGAGAAATTTCAAAATTGAACTCATCAAGCGATGTGCCTGTAAATTCGGAAACGGGTTTTTGGGATATAACCGAATGCTCGGCAAATTGCGCCTCCGTTTTTCGGTTGAGTTTTTGAAAAGTGCGCACCGAAATGCTGCTGGACATGAATACAACATCGCCTATCATGCCTACAAACGGGGTCAATGCTGTTGCTCTGGCAATGCCCAACTCTTTTGCGTTGTCAAGCAATCCGCTTGTGAGGCTGCCTATCATGCTATTTTTCCATCCGTTAAATTTCCCACGGCATTTGAAATTGGGCCGCCGCCGGAGGGAACTGCGCCGCCGTTTACCGATATGCTGCTGCTGGTTACAACCGCATCGCTTTTTATGTGGCTTACAACCGCTTCCGCAATCGCATTCGTGAACGCCGAAAGCATTGTCGTATCTTCAGCCGCCAAATTTGCGGCTTGCAAATTTTCAACCATCAAATTGCTAAGTGTGCTTGCGTTAAGTGCCATAAATCCTCACAA